CTAATTAGCTCGTACAACTGGCACATCTGCAAGCCGTGTCGTATAGCACGGTGACAGCATTTCCCGCTTCATCTGCCACGACTGCTGGATACCCTGCCCCGCAAAATACAGGGTTCCCCGGCCCTGCTGGTTCAGTTTGTCCATCAGTGACATCAGAGCCTCGCTGTTCGCGCGCGGCGCGTTCTCGTCAAACAGATTCAGCTGCGCCACGCCCTGGCTGAAAAAGTCACCCAGCATCACTCCCGCTTTCTGGTACCGATGCCCATCGCGCCATACGGCATCGAGGCAGCGCGTCGCCGCGGCGATAATGTCGCGCGTGTCCTGTGTGGGCGTCAGCAGTTTGGTCCCGGCGTGGTTGCCGTAATACGGCTCTGCAGAGAACGGCGACGTTTTAACGAACACCGAAATGTACCGGCAGAACTGATGCTCGCCGCGGAGCTTTTCCGCCGCGCGCGCTGCATAGCTGCAGATAGCCTGGCGCATCGCTTCATAGTCGGTGATTCGCTCCCCGAATGACCGGCTGCAGACGATTTCCTGTTTCGCCGGGGCAAACTCTTCGATCTCCAGACAGGGCTCACCGCGCAGCTCGCGCACGGTGCGTTCCAGTACGACATTAAAGTGTTTGCGAATAAAACGGATATCACTATCACAGAGCTGTAAAGCGTTTTTAACGCCCATAGCTTCGAGCTTTCTGGCGATACGCCGACCGACGCCCCAGACTTCCTCCACCGGCATCAGCGCCATCAGCCGCCGCTGGCGCGCCTGGTTCGACAGGTCCACCACCCCGCCCGTCTGCGGCCACTCCTTCGCCGCGCGATTGGCGAGTTTCGCCAGCGTCTTTGTCTGGGCGATACCTACACCACAATGAATCCGGGTGTTACGCCGCACCGTCTCGCGTATCTCCCGGCCAAAATCAGCCAGGTCCCTGCAGTTCCGCACACCCGTCAGGTCGCAGAAAGCCTCATCGATGCTGTATATCTCGACGCGCGGGCACATTTCCTCAAGCGTCGTCATCACCCGCTGGCTCATGTCGCCATAGAGTTCATAGTTGCTGGAAAAGGCAATGATCCGCTGCGGAAACTGCATCTCGCGCAGCTGGAACCAGGGCATGCCCATTTTTATGCCAAGCGCTTTGGCTTCGCGGCTGCGCGCTATCACGCACCCGTCGTTATTCGAGAGCGCCACAATGGGCTTACCGGCCAGATCCGGACGGAATGCCGTCTCGCAACTCGTGTAGAACGAGTTCATATCAACCAGCGCGAACATTGCGGTGCAGGGTATTTATCACGCAAATGACAACGCCGACGATTTCGAGGTCGTCGGCGTCATAAACAGCTATAGGCGGGTAAGCCGGGTTCTCGGCGCGCAGCTGCGCCACCGGGTACGTCACCAGCCTTTTAACGGTAAACTCCCCGCCAATATTGGCGACCACGATGTCGTTATGCTTCGCGTGCAGACTGAAGTCCACCAGCAGAAGCGAGCCGTCAAGGATGCCAGCGTCGCGCATCGAGTCGCCAGCAACCCGCAGGACATAGGTGGATGAAGGATGTGCAATAAGGTGGGAAACGAGGTCAATGCCACTGTCGATATAATCGGCAGCGGGACTCGGAAAGCCCGCTGAAATCAGGTCTGCATAGAATGGGATGCTGACCGGCATGGCCGGCCAGACGAGGGGGTGTATTTTCATTATGTACCTCCTGTAAGATATACTGTGTTTTTATACAGTAGTTTCAGGAGGTAACGAAATCAAGACGGAGCGGCCTATTAATCGTAACGGCTGACACTTCTTTGAAGTTTAAAAGTGGTCCCGGATCTGCGTATTACTCTACGGAAGCGGGTACCTTTCCTTGATATCCTTAACTTTAGCTACCCATCCCGAATAGTCAGGTACTTCACCGTTAATGGCCGCGTCATAGTCTGCCTCAATTTTCATGTGGTCAGATTCCGCGCGATACGCGGCCAGACGCTGGCTTAAGACTGCTTCTCTTTTCATCTGATACTCTGCATCAGAAACGTCTTTAGCTTTGTTGAGTTTCGTCCAGTCGATCACCTTCGACCTCCTTTCTACCAAATGAGTATTCAATGCCATTTTCCATTTGTATTTCCATCTCCACATCTCCCGGCGCGCACGGATATACCAGAGCAGCACTTATGTCCCCATGCTCATCGCAGAAAATCCCATCGACGAAAAATACGCAATCTACAGCTGAAAATGGCAGATAGTCGCCAGCGCTCATTGGACTGAAATCATAGTCCTCACCATTTATAGTTAACACTGCGTTGTTCGCTTTGATTGATAATATGTCTTCTCTGTGCTGTGGAATTAGCTTTAACTTGAACATTATTTCCAGGTTCCTGTAGCAATTAACGTTAACGGATACAGCGAGGCGAACTGAATTGGTGCGTATATGCGCGCTGCAACACTTGTTGTGCTTAACCCTGAAATTGATGAGCCTGTCATAACCGCGCTGGAACCTGTGCCGCCGGCACTACCCCACGCAGCAGTGGTTACAGAGATTGCAATTTTGGATGTATCGAAAAATGCCGCCGGAAAAACCCAACTATAGGCTAGCCAGTAAAAAGACGTGCTTCCTTCGGTTCGGGCTGAGCTGGTAACATCAATACTTCCGCGGTTAAACCAACAAATCATTGACCCATCTGCGAACTTTAAATAATTACCACTGGATGTAGCCCCGGACTCAATGATGGATGAATTATTCCCGACCGAACCTACAGCATCCATGATGGCAGCGCCTTTAAGTCCAAGGTTATTTCTTGCTGCCGATGCGTTACTTGCTCCTGTACCTCCCTGATCTACCGTGATAGCTTTAGTTAATGCTGACAGGCTTGTAATGTCATTATTTGCGCCTTTTTTTGCTTTGTCTGCGAGGGAGGTATTTATGCTGCCCCACGACGGTCCGGTAAAAGTGCTCCCGTCTGGTAAAGTAACTGTCGCATTTCCTGTCGCAGAGAAAACTTGCTGCCAGTTCATCTTGTCATAATTAAGCCCACGTAAGGCTTCTGCTGACTGAGTGGCAAGCGCCGAGGAAATAAGGCTCTGCGCTTCCTGCGGAACAGAAAACCATGCAACACCACTTTGTGTTGGGCCCGTATAATTACTAATAAGTGTCAGTTGAGTGTTGCTAGTAATTGTTTTCACAGGAATGGTATATGCCGTTCCTCCAACATTAAAAACAATGAAATCGCCGACCTTCAGTTCCGTTGTGAATGACGTTCCTGTGCCTGAAACGGCAGCAGATTTATTTGTAAGCGTAAGAGTGCCTGCCGACATGGTATTCTCCTGAAAAAACCGCCATAGCGATGCTGCTTAATACATGCTTTCAAGCAGTAAGATATTTGTAGAGCTGACAATATCGAACATCACCGGATAGTCACTTGTCCAGAAAGTAGCGACGTAGCCACGGCCGATCCGCACCGCGTTTCCGCTTCTGACGATCCCGCAATATTTCGCGTAACACCAGCCGCCCTGAATATCAGACTTAGCGCCATAACGCCCCAGCATAATGAACCGGTTGCCGATGTCCGTTGACGTTTTAGACGCCCGAAAATACGCATTGCTGTACAAAAAAGGGCGGCGCGCTGTAGAGAATGTGCACTGACCCGCCGCATTGAAGAAGTTAAGGCCGGGTCCCGCAACGGGTGCCACACCCGTCGCAAATATCACGATGTCCATGGTGACTGTAGCGTTCACATTTGCGCCGTTACGCTCCAGTGTGGCGATGACTCTGGTGCCATCATATTCAACCGTCACACCATCGGCGCTCCATTTACCAAACACCAGATATGTTCCACGAGTAAAGCCGGTAGCACCTTAATGGCGTAATCGCGCAACTCGTAGCAGATGCCTTCTTTGTTAAAGCCCGCAGTGGTGATACCAAACAGCAGGGACTGCAGGCGCGCACCGGTCGCCGTCTCCAGAACGTCCCATACGTCACGGGTTTTATGAGCGTGCAGCTCGTCAACAATGCCGCAGTGAATATTCAGGCCGTCCAGGTTGTTAGCGTCACTGGAAAGCGGCTCAAATTTAGAGGCACTTTGCTCCTGATAGATAGCCAGCTTGTTGAACTCGAACAGGCGCCCAAGCGTCGATTTCGCTTTTTTCACCATATTTTTGGCATCTTCGAAAACGATGCGCGCCTGATCGCGGGTTGTGGCCGCAGAGTAGACCTCGGCCCCACCTTCGCCATCCGCGCCCGTCATGTACAGGCCAACCCCGGAAGAGAGTGTGGATTTGGCGTTCTTACGCGCCACCTCGTTGTAAGCAGTACGGAACCGCCGCACCATTACCGGGCGGCCGCTGCCATCATTCCGCAGCACCACCCCGCCGGTTTCCTCATCAACCAGCGGAATAACGAAACCGTAAATATTGATAAGGATGAAAACATGCCAGTCCATCAGGGCGATCGGCTGCCCAGCCTGGGCGCCTTTCACATGCGGGATGAACTTATAAAAATTCAGGATGTGCTGGGCGCGGGGCTCGCTGAAAAAAATACCCCGCGCCTCGCCGTTTTGCAGATCGTCCAGAAAACGCTGGCAGGCCAGCCGGACGTATTCACAGGCAATAATCTCTCCCGCCACGACGCGTTCGGCGTAGCGGATACCATCGGCAACCTTAGCCATTAATCCCTCGCTTTCATGAACTCAGCCAGCGGATCAACCGCGTCCGGCGTCTTGGCGCTAACCTTCGACCGGCTGGCTGGCGTCATCCCGAACTCTGCCAGCATGGCGCGCAGCCGCTTCCAGGCATCTGCCTTCATCATTGCTGCCGGATGCGCCTTAATCAGTACATCCCCCGTCTGCGTTTCAGTGCGGTATGTATACCCCTCGATTTCGAGCGTATCGCAGTGGTGGCGGTACTCGGTATAAGCCTCAACCAGTAATTCGAGCGCGCGGGCGTCCAGCTGGGAAATGACGCCAACGGCATCCAGCTCTTCGGCCATTCGCTTAAACCAGTACTTCGCCTGTTTGTCGAAATGCTTTGGAGTTGGGGGTACCCCTGCAGGGGGTTGTGGCTCGTTTTTATTGATCGGGCGTTTTGATGGGTTACCCCTCACCAAACGCAGATGGGTCGGGGTTTTCGGTGGTCCGGACATAATCGAAAACTCCTATTAATCATCGAGTGGGGACCCCATAAAAAAGTTTTCTAACCTGCGGCGGTGTGAAAAAGGGTTAGGCGGCGGTCCTTAGTGGGCAGGGCCCTGAACTTTTGCCCCGCCCTATCCCCGACTTACAGAGTTTCAGAAAGCGTATAGATGGTGACGATGACTGCGCCAGAACAACCTAATACGGTAACTAAACCAATGATGGATACATGTAAACCAGCCCAAAATCCTTCCTTATCAACTCTAAATTTTCTGCATTCATCCATGACATTTTTAATCCAATATGCAAGAAGAGCTATTGCACATAGCCCGTAAATAATGGCCATGGGCACTCCCACTCCGGGATAGCCTTTCTTATCGGCCATAATGACAATAAATGTCATGGCAGCAATTAATGTTACATAGCTGGCCGTATTGTTAACCATACGAGTCATAAAGGCTGAGGCTTCGCCTTTTTGGAAAGACATACTTTTCTCCTGTTTTAGCAAATGAACGAGAATCGTTGTTCAATTACCAACAAAAGAAAACTATCAATTTTTGGTATTTTCTCTGCCGGTTTTACGTTTATGGCATGGCCAGCACAGCGCCTGAAGGTTGCTGTCGTTGTCTGTACCGCCATGAGCTTTCGGGATGATATGGTCGACGGTTTCAGCCGGGCGCGGCCTGCCATTGCGCAGACATTCCTGACAGATGTGCCTGTCACGTTTAAGGATGCGGGCGCGGATGAGGTCCCATTTGCTGCCATAACCGCGTTGGTGTCGGCTCAGCCCTCGCTGGTGCTGCACCCAGCCTTCATTACGATGCGCCTCGCAGTAACCAGAACGGTCAGTGGTGGTGCCAGAACATCCGCGTTTGCGGCAAGCACGTGAGATAGCAAAGGGCATATAACGTTTCCTCGATCACAAATGTCACAACTAGACTTGAAGATGTCCAAATTGGACGATATAGTGTCCAAACATTCCACCCATAAGGATACAAACATGCTTTCATACGCTTTTTGGAACAATAAAGGCGGTACCGGAAAAACCAGCCTGGCTTTTCAGGTAATTACCAGATACGCGGAGACACATCCTGATAATAAGATATTGTCTATTGATTTGTGTCCACAAGCTAACTTGTCAGAGTTAATGTTAGGAGGCATGAATAATAATGGGAGCGATAAACTACTTGCTCGACAGGGTTTAGTCCCGCGATGCAGCATTGGTGGATATTTTCAACTCAGATTGCCTTCGCCATATACTCCGCCGCCATTTAACGCAGACGACTATATTACCAAGCCCAACGTTTATAATAGTTTTATACCTGCAAACATTGATCTGATATGTGGCGATCCCTTGCTTGAACTTCAGGCCAATGCCGTAAACACACTTGCTAACCAAAACATTCCGGGAACTAACGCATGGATAGCAGTTATTGACTGGCTCAAAGACCTACTAGACCAGATACGTCACAAATACGATGTTGTTTTTTTGGACTGCAACCCGAGTTTTTCTTTTTATACTCAGATTGCTTTAGCAAATAGTGAGCGTATTGTTTTACCCGTAATGGCCGATGATTCTTCACGTCGAGCTATACTTAATGCCATCTCGCTTGTTTATGGGTTAAAACTTCCATCTGAAATTTATACCTCATATATGTTTTCTACAAAACTTAGCCAAGCGGGTAGAAACCTGCCCAAAATCCATCAAATAGTTAGGAATCGCTTAACACAATATATGGGCGATGCTTCAGCCTATGCAGCAGTGTTGCATGCTATAAAAAAAGATGTTAGTGATTTATTGGTCTCTCATCCTTACCTTTTTTCTTTTACACACGCTGACGACGGTTTTTCAAGCGTTCGCGATTTTCAGACAACAGGCGTAATTGCACATGCAAAAGGGCAACCTTTTTCGAGAGTTCGAGCTGGAAAGCAAAGCATTAATGGTCATAGAGTACAGGTTAAAGACGATTATCTCCAAAATTGTCGCGATGCAATAAATGCTTTGGTGGCTAAATTTTAAATCAGTAGGTTCCCGCTATTGATTTGTTAAGAATCGCAAGGTGCTCTCTCCTGCAAGCACCTTGCGATGGACCTTATTTCAGACACTCTTCCCGAATATACGTCTGCAGCCCATTTAGTTGTCTGGTGATGGTTTCAATACGGCTTCGTAGACGCCAATAATCCCGTTCAGCGGCGTCAGTAAGTCGGGGGCTGGCTCCATCATCCACGCGGGTGGTGCCGGGCGCTCCGTTCGCTGGACAGGTGGCGTTGAGCTGCAACCGCTTACGGCCATAAGCAACATCGCGCTCAAGCTGAGCAATGTTTTTCTGAGCATCCGCTAAGTCCTTCGTATATTTCGCATCAAGAGCCGCTACGGCGCGCTGACGGCGCTGCATGTCATCAATGTCATCTTTAGCCAGTTTTAATTCACGATTAACTTTGGTTAAAGATGCCTCAGCTTTTGTGAGCGAGGCCCGGTAATAAAGCGCAAATCCAATAGCGGCCAGGAAGAGTAGCGGCTTCCACCATGCCCTGACAAAGCCCCATAGCGCAGCCATCAGAGCACCCGGCGCGCTGCCGCATAGCGGGCCCGTCTGTCTTCCATCCCGTTCTGCCCACCGTTAATAATCTGCGTGACGCGCAGCAAATCGCCCGGATATTTCAGGCAGCCTTTGCTGGTATAAAACCATGCTGCAGAGCGCGCTGCGGTGGCGTCTTCGGAAAGCAGTTCCGGCGAGCTCACAAGGTCGAGTTTCAGCGCGGCGCCGCAGTCGTGGAAATTCTCGAGCCCGGTGATCTGGATGAGCCCGCGTCCGCGATATTTCCAGCCATCACCCGAGGCGTTATTACCGAGGCGCTTGCTGTAAACCAGATTGGCGATCGCGCGCTGCCGCTCAAGTGGCAGCACCTTTTCATACGTGCGGCGGCCCAGCATGTTGGCCTCATCCTGAGTTAACCGGCCTGCCCGGATAAAACCGCTCAGCCCTGCGATGCTGTAGTTGAAACTCTCCACCAGCCTGGTAAAGCCGGTGCTTTCATGGCCGACCTGTGCAATGAACATTGCCTGATCGACCGGCGCAGTGATGCCGTACTCGCACATCGCCGCATCAATGTGCGGAAACCAGCGCGCAGCCAAGCTGGCGCTTAAACCAGCCGCCCTCTGAAATTGTTGTTGGTTCATTCAGGCCTCAGTACATGGAAAAGGCGCGCCACGTTGCCCCGGGCACGGAACACGGCGGCGCAGATGATTAAGTTGATGATGACCGACGCCCAGTGTGTGTGGACGTAAAAGTCGAAGGCGTAGCGGAACGGTACCGAGGCATACGCAAGAATAATCAGGTATGCCAGCCACGATGCCCACCAGCGGTGACGGGCGCCTGGCTTACGGAACAGCATCAGCCTCAACACAATGGCCGAGCACGTCGCCACGTTGGTCAGTACCAGCGGATCACTTATTACCATTGGCTCCCCCTCTCCATCGCTGGAACCACTGAACGGGGTCTTGCTGGCTGGCGAACGTCAGGATTTTAATCGTCAGCGCAGAGAGGATAACGGCCCCAAGTGCATCGAGCGGCTTGTCGCTGTAGTGGGTCAGACTGGCAAGCTTGGAGCCCACAAGCCCGGCACCATAAACGCCAGCGATGTACGAAACAACGAAATAGGCTGCGCGTCGGATCAGCGTCAGGTCTGCCGCGGTGGCAACATAAAAGACCGCGCCGGCAAACGCGCCAAAAATTACACCGTAATCTGTGCCGGTCAGCAGTCCGTAGATGCTCGCACCAGTAAGCGCAGCACCTGCCGCGACAGTTCCCGAAACCGGATCGGACATGTTGCCCCCTCTATTGCTGTGCATCCTCTCAAAAGAGGGGAAATATAAAAAAATCTTGGCCTGTAAATGATGTCTTTGTCGAAGGTACCTGATAGCTGTTCTCTTCGATTTGAGCCCGTTCTGCCTGATCAATCACTCCATCAGCTGTAGCCTGTCTAACGAAACGCGAGTGCTCGCTGATCCACTCGAAGGTTTCCATCAGGCGCTGATTGATGTCGGCGTTATCCACATCCTCGATATCCACCAGCGGTACGTTCACGCTGTTCGACTGGCGTGAAACGGCGTCGGCGATGTGTTTACTATCGCTGGCCTGCTGGAGAACCATCGCCCAGCCCATCGGGAAGATCTGATCGCCGTCGGTGCGCAGCCGATTGAATAATGCATTCTCGGTTACACCCAACCATTCAGCCGCTTCGGCATAACCACCCGGCAGGCATGAGATTGTTTTCTTAATGGCTGCCACCAGCCATGCAGGCTGTTTCTCGACTTGCCAGTGTTTCTTATCCACGGTTATTCCATTAAACAGCCAGGCGAAGGCGTGTGTGGATGCGTATGGTTTCCAGAGCCACAAGGGGAAATCTTCGGCACGCTCTATATTCACCGCCAGAAGGTGCAACAT